CCGTCGTGTTTGAGCGGCGGTTCGTGCACGTGTCCGTCGTGTTTGAGCAGCGGTTCATGTACGTGCCCGTCGTGTTTGAGCGGCGGTTCATGCTAAAAAAAAACTTCCACGTACTAATCTTCGGACGCCTCTTCTTCTGCTGTCCCTGTCCACCGCACGAGACATTTCGCCGGCGGTTCTTCGTCGTCGTCTTTTGGACCACCACCACCTTTGGGTGAAAATGTCGTGATCCAACCTCTCGGATATTGTGTGCTGTCCGTCTGTTCGATCCGGTAGTTGCATTTCCGATAATACCTCTTGCGCTGTCGCCACTGATTTTGAAAGAGATCGTGGCCGTCCAACACATCCACCACAATGGGCTGCGCATGTTTGACGCGCAAAATGCGCCCCACCGATTGTACAATGTCCGTCTTGGGCGTCACCATGACCAAGATGGACAGCGTTTTAATATCCAGTGCCTCGGCCGCCATGGCATACGTAGCCAAGACGATTTGCTTCGATTCGGTCGCTTGCAACTGCGCTTGTTTCATGCCGCCCACGTAAAAGCCCGTCGTGGCAAATCCCCGGTGCATAATTGCCTCGTACAAGTAGGTCAAGAGGGCTCGGGCGTGGGCCAAGACCATGATTTGCGCCTGGGGATGGTCTTGGATCAAATCTTGGAGGATGCGCACCACAAAGTCGGAGCGGGGTCCAAATCGGGCCAGCTTGGTCAACATGGTCGCGTACTTGGGTTGGCCGCGGAAATCGTACTCGACCTCGTTGAATTCGGGGTCCGTGGACACGTAGGTAATGGCTTTCACACAGACGGCATCTTCGGATCGCGTCCGTTCTTCGTAGATTTTGGGCCCAATGAACCAATAGAGCACGCGCGTCAAGTCGTCTTTGCGATCCACCGTGGCGGAAATGCCCAACATGATCGGCGTCATGGTCTTGAGCAACGTCTTGGAGAATTGTTCGCTGCCGATGCGGTGCACTTCATCCACCACCGTGAAACCAAAGGAATCCAACGCGTCGGGGTCAAACGTGCGCGAAAACATGGTCTGAATCATGCCCAAGACAATGTCCTTGTTGTCAATGTCAAACGTAGAGGCCTGAATCTTGCCAATGCGGGCCGTGGGCAAAAATTCCTGGATGCGTTCAATCCACTGATTCATCAGAAACTCCTTGTGGACCAAAATCAGCGTCTTTTTCTTCAACGTCGAGATAATGTTGAGGGCCATGACGGTATTGTGCGTCACGGTGAAATCTCCGAGAACAAAACGCCGATTACCGTCGATTTCAAAACCATAGTATTCGTCGACGCCCATTGGAATCAACTCGATCGGATACGTCAAATCGGGAGCATGGTTTCTTAAGACGCCACCGTTATCCGTTGGGTAGGCATCAAATCCGAGGGATCGCGCTAGAAACAAAACGTCATCCAGTCTACGACGATGGAGCTTGAACACGGGAGCGTCCAACATGCCTTGCAACACTTGCAATCGAACCCAGTGCGTGTTGCACTTGTACGCTACGGGAAGGATGACGTCGTTGGGAATCGTTTTGCCCACCCAATAGGGATCTTCGTCGACGTTTTGTTCTGCAAAGTCGACGGGGACTCGATATCCCAACAAGGACGATGCACAGTCGTCGTTGTAACTCAAATACTCTTGGACGGAAATATCCAGGATTGTACCCGTAGATTTGGATTTGAGAGACAAGATGTGGCTCTCATTCACGACGTACCCTTCTCCTCGCTTACGGTCGCAAACCTTGTACATCCTTTCTCTGCCGCGCGCCAACGTCAATACACGCCGGGGCGTACTGTCATCCCCCATTAACACGTCGCCCACCAGAATGTCTTGCACCAGTTTGCAAGATCCATCATACATCAAAATGGGCGTATTTACACCCAAACATTTACCTCTTGCACATGGCACTTCCAAAATGCCGCCGCAGCATGTATCGTTGCGATGTTCTTCCACATGGTTTAAAAACACATTGACAATGGGGACTTGGTAGTCCCGGAGCGTGTTGGGAAAGGGCACGTCAATGTCTTCCCCGACGGCTGCGGATTCCTGCGATACTGCTCGTGGAACGCCGTAGCGTTCCATGCCATAAAATCGCGGCACGTATATTTTGTTGGCATTTTCACGATAGACTGGAAATGCCAACGCGTCTGTAGACCCCGAACTGGAGCTCCCGGGCTGGAAATGAATCACGGGTTCGACCGTGAGAGCGCGACGCAAATGCTCCAAATCCGACGGATCGAGTGCAACTTTTGGGATCGTGTACCCCTTTTTCCCAAAATAGGCACGGGCACACACAGCGGCTTTGTATTCGTCATTCCATGTCAAAGTCGGGGGCGCCACTTTGCGTTTTTTCATTGTGGGAAGCAAGTGCAAGACGCTGTGCTTTGTGATTGATTTCTCGGAAATGAATGTCCAACTTTTCAGCGTCTTGTCAGGGGGCCTGAACAATATAGGCCGCTACTGTGTTTAGTTTGACTCAATGGACAATGCGGTCCTTTTGGTTTGAAGTGCGATTCATCAGCACAATCAAATACATGATCCGATCTGCCTTTTTCTACAACTCCATACCATTCATAGTTGAAACACACGGCTGGTAATACGTCCGTGTACGTGTAACGAGGACACCCCGAAGTTGGGGTACAAAGTTTTGGTCGAAAGACTCTTCCTTTCGGTTTTGCTCCCCCTGTCGGTTTTGCTACTCCTACTGGTCGGGGTAAAGAAGATGTTTTCGAGGGCGGCGCAGGCGCGGTTTCACTTCCTAAACACTTGGAAATGTCCCCGGTGACAGATTGAAGTAATCCTTCGTTATGGACACTTTGCGAAAAGATGGCAAAGAGAGTCAGGATTCCCAAAACAGCCATCATCATCAAAACTGGCGCGGATCTACGCATTGGCTGCTCGTCTACCATAGACATGGAAAAATATCGGATCCAGAGAGTACGTACACACACTCCCTACGACACATCCATGTGCGGCATTTTCGCTCTCCTCAACGCGTCCAAAGTGGGCATCCCCGTGGATCTCATCGACGAACAATTCCATCAAGGTCAGGGTCGTGGTCCCGAGGCGTCGAGCCTGACGCATCCTTACCCTCAAACCACGTTTGGTTTCCACCGCCTGGCAATTAATGGTCTCAATCCAGAATCGAATCAACCCCTAGAAATTGACAACGTCGTCCTCATTTGCAATGGCGAAATTTACAATTACAAGCACCTCTACGATTGCATGGGCATGACCGAAGGCGGCAAGACGCAATCCGATTGCGAAGTCATTTTGCACATGTATTTGCGCTATGGCATCGAGTACACGTTGCAAGTGCTCGACGGGGTCTTTGCCTTTGTCTTGCTCGACTGCCGTGCACTGGAAGCGCGCCTCTTTTGTGCGCGCGATCCGTTTGGTGTTCGACCTCTCTACCTTTTGGCCGGACCCGGAGACACGTGGGGTCTCGCGTCGGAACTCAAAATGTTGACGGGGATTCAACATTTTACGAAAGAATCGGGTTGCGTCGCCCATTTCCCTCCTGGATCGTATCACGAATGGACGTATGCGGAACAAGCCCTGTCGTTTTGGCATCGAAAGACACCGACGCCAATCCGGTATCACACCTTGGGCTTTGTTCGCCAGGGGTTTCAAGAAGTCGAATGGTATGAATGCATGGGCGACATTTACCCGGAACTGGCACGGCGTTTTCGCGATGCCGTCTACAAACGGTGTTGCACCACAGAACGCCCCATTGCCTGTCTACTGTCGGGCGGACTCGACAGTTCTCTCGTGGCGGCCATCGTGTCCGAGTACCACACAGAGCATGGACTCAAGCCCGTGGAAACGTATTCGATTGGTCTGGCAGGATCGACGGATTTGGCGTATGCGCGACAAGTGGCCGACAAGTTGGGCACCTTACACCACGAGGTGATTGTGACAGAGCAAGATTTCATCGATGCCGTGCCACACGTCATCCGGGCCATTGAATCGTACGACACGACGACGGTACGGGCGAGTCTAGGCAACTGGTTAATTGGCAAGTACATTCGTGAGAATAGCGAAGCCAAGGTGATTTTCAATGGCGACGGTTCCGACGAGCTCGCGGGGGGGTACTTGTACATGGCGTTTGCCCCCGATGCCTTGGAATTTGATCGCGAGTGTCGGCGTTTGCTGGGGGACATTCACGCGTTTGATGTGTTGCGATCGGACAAGTGCATTTCGTCGCATGGACTCGAACCGCGTACTCCCTTTCTCGATCGCGGATTCGTGCAGTACTACCTGTCCTTGTCCACGTTTCATCGATTCCCCGGTCAAGGCATCATAGAAAAGGAGGTGCTTCGCCAAGCCTTTACCTATGACGATTTGTTGCCCGACGAGGTGGTATGGCGGCGCAAAGAAGCCTTTAGCGATGGCGTCACGGGCACGACGCGCTCCTTGTTTCAAATTTTGCAAGATCACGCCGCGACGCTTGACCTCGGGTCGCCGCTGACGGCGGTTCGTGGAGGTGGTGGTCCCGTCGCCACCACGGCGGAACAACGATGGTATCGGTCTCTGTTTGACGCGTATTATCCCGATGCGGGCAATGTCGTGCCGTACTTTTGGATGCCCAAATATGTAGATGCCCAAGATGCGAGTGCGAGGACGTGGATTGTGTAAAGACTGTGTCTTCTTCTTCTTCCTGTCTCATATTTTTTTCCAGGTGCACATTCCGTTTACATTGGGTTCCGCACGGTATCTGGCCCCGTCGTTGCCGCGTTTTGTCATACCACAGCACTCATTGGCCGGGTAAGGTGGTGAGGGTCGCGATCGGTACTGTTTGGTGGTTCGTGCGATGCACCGCTTGCCTTGCGTGCGTTTGTGTACGCGGTTCCAATAGGCACGCCTTGAGGCTTGCGATTTCTTGCGCATTGCCTCGACGTCGTCCTTGCGGAGAGATCGGCGTTTTCGGGTTCCTCCAGAAACGCATGATTCGTTGTCAAAATCTTCACACCTGTTTCTTGTATCATCGAAAGTGCAACCCTCTGGACAAATGTGGTCATAATTGGAGTTGACGGCGTCGCCATTTATTTTCGCTCTATTGGCGAGAATCTTTTCCTTTGGGGAGAGGGGCAGGTGTGGGGTAGAACGGATTGGGTTTGACCTATCGGTACCTTTGCGTAAAACTATTGAATTTGATTTTATTTGATCTATGAACGGAAGACTGTTCTTTCCTGGTGGTCCTGGTGGTGGTCCTGGTGGTGGTCCTGGTGGTGGTCCTGGTGGTGGTCCTGGTCGTATTTTTGGTGCTGGTGGTGGGTTGTCTGGTGGTCTTGGTCCACGTGGCGGAGCCACTTCCGCTGGAACAGGTGAAACTGGACTATCCCTTGGCGGAGGTTGAGTCGACTTTCCTTCTCTCTTTTTAATATCTTCTTGCAATTTTTCTTCCATCTGTTTCATCTTATCATTCCGCTTTGTTTCTAGTCTTGTTTCTAATTCAGAATCCCCTATATATTCGTAGTTTTCATACAACAGTGTATTTTCCCCATAAAATGTTCCTGTTTCCAGGTCTTGTAACTTTTGATCAATTGTGGTGTCGAGGTTTGTAATGGTCTCCTTAGAATAAGTATAAGTAGAATGCAATGAATCCGCAAATTGAATCAAAATTTCTAACCGTTTTCTTTCGAGATCTGGCCCACACTTGTTTTTAAAAACTTGCAAACCTTCGTGTAGTAATCCGAAATCGAGAGCACGTCCTTGATT